GGGTACTTATAGAGTTTCCGCAATTTATAGCTATAAACATGAATGCGCAAGGACTAGCTGATGATACTCCTGCAATGGGGTATGAAGAAGATACCAATTGTTTTTAATCAACTAATCAGGAGCTAAGATGGAAGAGCAAAATACAGATCTGAGGAAGTACGCAGTATATGTTGAACAAGCTAACACAGCTATCGATGTACCTAACATAACTGACTGGGCCACATACGGTACTAACCCTGGCGTACTTGTAGGTGTTATCGTTATCAGCTTCGCTCTCATTGTAATGGGGACTACAAAGGCTGTGAAGTGGTTGTTAATGTGGCATATTGATCAGCTTAATGCTATGCGTATTTCGTATGAGGCTGAGCTAACTAAGTGCTACGATCAGAAAGCGCAGTTGTTAACACAATTAGAAGCCGTGCATACAATGCTAGAAGGTTGTATATCACATAAGGATAAAATATGAGCAATACAATCAGCATTACTGACCTGACTAAGAGAAGTCAGGAAGGGCTTATTGAGTACGCTAATAAAGCTATGAAGCGTTATACATCTGGCTATAGCATGCGTTCAGCCATGGAAGAAGTGGATAGGGATTATGCACGTGAGAATGATCGTACTACTGAACAAGTACGCGCAAGATTAGCTAACCGCATGGGCGATACTAGCAAGTTTCAGAATCATACTGTACCTGTAGTATATCCACAGGTAGAAGCGTTTGTAGCCTATATGACTAGCGTGTTTCTTACAGGTGAACCTATCTTTGGTGTCACTAGTAGTGCGAAATACATCGAAGCTACTATGCAAATGGAAGCGCTTATAGCTGACCAAGCTACACTGTTCTCATGGAAAGCTGAACTTATCAAGCTATTCCGTGATGCAGGTAAGTATAACCTTGCAGCGATGGAAGTATCATGGGATAAGGTAGACACACCTGTGTTTGAAACGGACGTATCCTTTAGTCTTACAGAAGCTAGGCCTAAAAACGTTATTTGGTCTGGCAATAAGCTTAAACGTCTTGACTTATATAACACATTCTGGGATACATCTTGTGATGCAAAAGATGTACAAGCTGAAGGTGACTATGCTGGGTACAGTGAGATGTATACGCGGAATAGATTGAAGAAACTTATTGCTGGTATGGATGATAAGATTATTAAGAACATCAAGCCAGCGTTCGAAAGCCCTACACCTGCACTTGGTGTTAATGGCTTCTATGTTCCTCAGATTAACCCCATTGCATTAATGGATCCGCTAACTTATGCTGGCAACACTGATTGGTTCAGTTTTGCTGGTATCACTGATGGTAAGAGTGATATAGCTTATAAATCAGTGTATATGGTTACTCGCCTATATGTGCGTCTTGTACCTTCTGATTTCGACATCGCTGTGCCGCAGAAGAACACACCGCAGGTATGGAAGCTATACATCATTAACTTGAGTGTCATCATCAAAGCAGAGCGTCTTACTAATGCACATGGCTATATTCCAATATTATTCGCTGCGCCTAACGATGACGGCCTTAGATACCAGACAAAAGGTATAGGCTCAAATGTATCCGGCATTCAAGCATTGAGCACAGCTTTAATGAATAGTGTCATAGCGGCACGTAGAAGAGCTGTTTCAGATAGAGCTATATACAATCCACTTTACCTTAGTAAAGCTGATGCAGAGAACTCAAATCCATCAGCTAAGATGCCTATCAAAAGTACAGGCTATGCTGGTGTGGATTTGAATACTATATATCGGCCAATACCATTCAATGATGACCAAAGTGCTGCTGCGATGCAGGGTGTTGGTATCTTAGCTACGTATGCTGATGCTATCACAGGGCAGAACAAAGCACAACAAGGTCAGTTTGTCAAGGGAAATAAGACACTGCACGAGTACGATAGTGTTATGGGTAATGCTAATGCTCGCTCACAACTTGCAGCCATAGTTGTAGAAGAGCAGCTCTTTACACCTATGAAGTACATTCTGAAATGCAACATCCTGCAATACCAGCAAGCTACATCGCTGTATCATGAAGGCGAAGACACTGAGATAAACATAGATCCAGTTATCCTTCGCAACGCTGTTATGAAGTTCAAAGTCAGTGATGGCCTTGTACCTAAGGACAAACTTATAGGCGGAGAGGAATGGATGGTTGCGTTGCAAACATTATCAACATCTCCTCAACTTGGTGCAGCCTATGATATAGGTGGCGTATTTTCATATCTCATGCGTACACAGGGAGCTGATATAAAGCAATTTGAAAAAGCACCTGAAGTGCGCCAATACGAAGCTGCAATGGCACAATGGCAACAAGTAGCACAAATGGTTACAGAAACCAATGCTAAGATGGGCGCTAAGGAAGGGTATAAGCAGCAATCTATTCCTCCACAGCCGTTACCAAAAGACTTCGGGCTTGATCAAGACGGTAAGCCTATGAAGGAGAAAGATGAAAACAAGCAGCCAACGCTGATACAGCAAGTTATGATGCAAGATGCTGCACAGCAAGGAGCTAGCAATGAGCAAGCTTAGCACTAACTTCCGTATGGCTTTGTATAAAGAGCATAGCGCACTACATGAAAATATTCGCAAGCGACTGCTACGTAAAGCATACCATATCAGACGTGTAACTAATCTTTACAGGCGATTTAAATTAGGTCAATCATGCAGATGGCTTACAGGTATTCAGTTTAAGCTTGCACAGCGTTACTTACCTTTTAGCCCAAAGTCAGTAATTCGTAGACTGCGGGCAAGCGACGACGCCTAGTCTGGCAAGCGGCTCAAAGGCGATACTCACGAGGCAGAGGCTCTAAGTCAAGGGCGAGGAACGAAGCGCAGCGTAGTGACGAGGTGTAGCTTCCCTTGACGTGGAGAAGCCGAAGTGATAGTCTGGCCAGAGCTGCGCCGCCAGTGAGCTAGGAGCGTACACACCACATACACTTAAATAGTATATATGCGTGGTTATAGCTGTATATTACTGTTTTAAAGCTTACTATAGGCTAGTGCAGCACAACTAGGACACTACAATGAAACTAGAACCAAATATCTTCACTTCGTATGAACTTACGGAGCAAGAGATAGTATCCGGCAGTATACTTACAGAACTGCAGACAGCTGTAATACAAAATAGGCTTGCTACTATAGTTAAAGCTAAGTTGGAACTTAAACTTGACTGCAACAACATTAACTTGTTTGTGCAGCAAGAAGCTGACTTGGCCGGACGTATGGTAGAACTTCAATCAATTCTAGATGCTTCAGCATATCATTTGCTAGCTATCTTAGAGCAACGAAAAGGTAACAACGATGTCAATATTTGATCAACTTATGGGCAGAGGTGCAGCTCCTGCTCCAGTAGCACAAACGCCAGCTTCACCAGCTGCAACTCCAGTAGATCCAACAGCTATTCCTACTGATCCTGCAGCTATAGCTGTAACAGCTAGTAATTTATGGGATACAACTGTTGATCCTGCAGCGCCAGTTCCATTCTCTTTAGGTGTTACCACTGAAGGATTACAGCAGCTTGCTCAATCCATTGATATAACAGCTTCAATTCCTGCCGAGCTTAAAGCGGCTATCGCTGCAGGTGGACAAGGCGCATTAGATGCAATGGTGCAATTGCAGAATCATACAGCACAACAAATGTTTGCACAAAATGCTGCTGTTACTAATGCACTTATTGAGCAAGCTATGAAGAAAATGCAAGATGGTGCTGATGTTGCTATTGATAGACGTATTAAAAGTCTCAATGTAGCCGATACTACGTTTGCAAATAATCCAGCATTGAAAGATCCGCTTGTTGCTCCTATCGTTGCATCACTGCAACAACGTGCTATACAGAAATATCCTCAAGCATCTACAACTGAAATAAATGCGCTTGTTAGCGCTGGCCTAGCTAAACTTGGTAACGTGCTTAATCCAGCGCCTGTTGTTGCTACTAAGACTAATGGCAACGAAGACCAAGACTGGCTTAATTGGCTTGGTGAAGACCTAGGCTAGTTATACAGCGTAATAATCAAAGCTCCACTGCATTCTCATACTAAGGTAGGAATACAGCTATTAACACTACTTTTATTCTTACCTATTTTTAGGAGAGCGATATGCCCGTACAAGTTATTACTGGCCCAACAACGTTACCTTTAGGCGTTGCGGGCTTACAAAACTATGCTACAGACTCAGGTGCTGTAGCTGCTGTAATCAACACGGAAATGGTGAAGAAGTCATTTCCTAGCACTGTAGCTTACCTGCTTCCACGTGGTGATAGTACTCTCTACACTCTTACCTCTAAGGCGAAAGAAGAGACAGCTCTGCAAATTGAGCACGGTTTCAATGCCAAGGTTATGGTGTTTCCACAATTCACACTTAATGCATCTGCTCTTATCGGTGCTACATCTGTAACTGCCTATGATGCAAGCCAAGTTATTCCAAACGGTTTGTATAAGCTAGTTGGTATCAGTACTGGCGGTGGTGCTACGTTAACACCTCAAGTTACCTACGCATCTGAAGTTGTGCTTGTTACTGCTGTATCTGGTAACACACTGACCATCTCTCGTGGTGTTGGCTCTACTGCTGCTGCACTATTGCTTGATAGCACATTTGTGCATATTGGTAATGCGTTCGGTGATGCTTCTTTGCGCCCTAACAGCTTCTTGACCAAAGCTGTACGTATCATTAACTACACGCAAACATTGCGTAACACTTGGGCTATCAGTGGTACAACTGCTGCTATCCAAATGGCTATTGGTGACGACAACGTGGCATCTAGCCGCAAAGAGTGTATGCAATATCATGCAATGGATATTGAAAAGTCCATTACATTTGGTCAACGTTCTATCTCTGTAGGCGTGCAAGGTACTAGCAATTCATTCCGTACAATGAATGGTGTTGTACCTCAAATCTTTGATACACAAGGCTCTAACTTGTTCTTGCCTGGTACTTCTGGTGCAAGTAACATTGTTACTGCTAACTCATTGGTCAATGCTATTGCTACAGCTGGCGCTATCAGTCTTACCGATTTTGAAAATGCTATGGATACCACGTTTAACATGTCTTACTCTCCTGAGTCTGGCATGGAACGTTTGTTGCTTGTTGGTGCTGGCGCACATAAAGTATTGAACAGACTGTTCCGTTACAGTATTAACTATCAAATGTTTACTGGTACAACAGAATGGGGCTTGCGTTTTATTACTGTGCAGCTTACTCGTGGCCGTATCGCCATTGTTGAGCATCCTTACATGAATACCAACTTGTTCATGTCTCGTATGGCTATCATCTTGGATGTTCCATCTTTGTCTCTGGCATACATGACTGGGCGTAAGACTCGTCCTGAAGAGTTTGGTAATGGCACATTGATGGTTGATAACGCTATCGATGCTACAGGTGGTAGTTTGCTAACTGAGTTAACCATTATGTGCAAAAACCCATCTGGTTGCGGTGTTATTATGAACTTGCAAAAATCAGTCAAACCTGATGGATTGACTGCTGAGTAATTAGTGCTGTGGTGGCCGTAGCGAGTAGCAATTAGTCTAGCTACTCGCATTTTTTATTTCCCCTTCTTTTATATAGGCAACAACATGAAAGTAACTATCCCTGCACCTACTGATGCATCAGGTACAGAACTACAAAACACTGACTCTTCCACTGCACCTGCAGTAATTGTATTCGATGCGGGTCCAGGTAACAGTTTCACTGTATCTGGCTTCACCTTTGTGGACGGTATCTTTATTACTGATGATGAAGACGCCGCAACACTGGTACATAACTTTAATACTCAAACAAAGCAGAACTGGAAAGAAGAAATATTCAATCCAGCTAATCCTCGCCACATTTCTCAAACTGGCAAGCTTATAGGTACAGCAATTACTGGTATCATGGATGCTGTAGCAGGGTTACCTGTCACTAGCAGCGCTGGTCTTGCTGCTGCTATTGCTGCTGCAGCTACTGCTAATTTTGCAGAGTAATAACTATGACTACGCTAGCTGAGATGATAGACATGGTAGACGGCATTACCAATCGTACTGATTTGGTAAAAGAAACTAAGTTGGCTATTAAATCAGCTACGCTTAGAGAGCATGCTGCAGTGGATTATTCAAAGGACTTAATGCTGACATCTATAGCATTAAGTCCTGGTAGCCCAGATACATTTCGCTACCTTATCCCGGCAGCTTCAATACGTGCTAGGAAGATAACACCAAAGATATACGAGACTCCAGTAGTGCAAGTATCATCTGCATACACTAACTTAGGTGTGTATGGATTAATAGAGCTTAATGAAGTTTCTGCATTTAATATCTTCGACACTTACAGATTAGAGCACTATAATTATTGGTACAATACAGCAAGCGGAATACATATATCTGCTGTGCGCTCATTAGCATCTGTTGATATACTGTATTATAAGTACACAGATGTAACAGACTCTGGCTATAGTAGTTGGATAGCTGATGAATTCCCTTACGTTATTGCTGATTTTGCTGCAATAGAAATATTCAGACTGCTAGGACGCACAGCTGAACAAAACGCATACACTGTAAAAGCCAAGGAAAATAGGCTTACATTGATAGCATCCAACATTACAGCTATAGGTTAGCATTATGCCATATACAGTAAACGCTTATAATCCATTAAGTCCTCTAGCCACTGATGGGCCTCCTAGTAATGTAGCAGCAGAACTAAGAGCTATCAAAGCAAGATTAGACCTGATGCAAGCTAGCATAGGAGCAGCTAGTACTATTGGCAGCATATTAATATTGTCTGTCAATACAACTCCAGACAATTATTTAGCTATTCCGCTAGTACCTACAAACGTCTCTCGTATTACATACGCAGCATTATTTGCTGCTATAGGTACTTCGTGGGGGGTAGGTGATGGGACAACTACTTTCGGGTTGCCTTATATTAGGGATGGCTATGCGTTATTAGCTGGCGCAGGTCTCGGTGATACTACTGGGTCGCTAATTGCCCACACGCACCCATATCAGGACTCTTATTTTATAGAGAATGATTTTACTGGGCCAGCTATATCTGGTAAAATGGCTATAGCTGCATCTACCTATTTAGGTTCACACTCTAGTGATATAGAT